TGCCAGCAACACGTCGAGGCGGGATCGTTGCTAAAAACTGTTCGCACTCTCGTAAAAAGTTATCAGCCTGCCCTTCAGTAACGAGGGGATAGTGGGGGTCAGGGTACCCCATTGCATCCCAGTATTGACGATCATAGAAGTCTACCCCGTCGATATGTTTTACTTTGTCCCACTCTTTATTGAGATAGATATGGAAGCTATCGCTTACCTGATAGTACGGCCCCATCTCTAGCCCTAGTGCCACCGCGATGTATTCTTGTAATACAGACATATGCACTGCATTCGCACCGTAAGCTCCCCAGATCATGTCGTTCGATCTATTACAGACTGTCATCTGTAACTTGTTATCTCTGATCTTGAAATAGATATTCGTATTGCAGGGGATATCTTTGCTAGGGCTGTCAAGATCATGAACAGCGTCCCACATCTGTAAGACCACCCGACGAGAGTCAGGATCTTTTTTCAGCATATCTACTACGCTTTCAAGCTGGTCATGGTCGAACTGTTGTCTCCACCGATAACCATACGAACCGTTTAGCGTCTCGTTATCGTCAGAAAAGTTAGCCATCCCTGCATTAAAATGTGTCAGTTTCTGTAGATCACGAGAACCCGCTAACATCCAGATCGACTCATATAAATGAAAGAAAGGATTGGCGTCTCGTTCTTCGCGAAACAGCACTCTCTGCCAAGGGTGCGAATACACCGTAGTAACAGGGGTGAGAATCTCTCTAGTCGGCCCGTTGCGGCTTTCTTGTTCTCGGTAATTAACTTCTGAGTTAAATAAATCTACTCCCCACATGAAGGCTTGGTTGACGTTTCTTACATCAATCACTTTCATAAAGACTCTCCGTTTGTAACGTAAGGATGTGTTCGATTTGTAAACGGTTTAGATGCAGCTTTCCCGCTAGGTATGCTGACCAATGAATCGCGTCGATCGCGTCCCGCCAAGTGTTCGGAGCGTACTTGTTCTTCATGCAGTATTGTAGAAACGATCCGTAACAATGCATGACAAAATCTATATCGGTGTTTTCTAGGTCTATCACCAGTTGTTTAAGTTTTCCCATTCTTCCTCTCATACTCTTGAATTAATGGTCGATCTTTTTGTGAATAGTCGTACACGCTTCGCGTCCGACCTTGTCCGTGCAGTATTCGAGAATACTTATCGAACTCACATAGACCGCCCTCTATCTCCCGCATCTCAAAAGGTCTGTGGAATTTACTCAGGTCGAGGTGTTCTATACACCACTGATACAACGCTTGCATCTCGCTGTTCCAATCCCAGCTACGTTTACAAAATTCCAAAGGTCTACCTGTTAGTCTGTTTAACCCTCTCATCGCTCCTGGGCCAGCGTTAGCCCATGAGAGAATGTCTTCTGCGTTTTCTAACAGGTGCGTATGTCTTAAGTCAGTAACCATCTCATAAGAGACGAATGGCCCAATGTACGGAAACCTCAGTAAGTAATTCCACGCATCACATAAAGACTTGAGGTGAGAGAAATCTTTTAGTATTCGATCACGCTCTGCCCAAATATGCGATACACATTCGGCTACTCCTGTAACTTTGTCCATACGATTCGGACTCTTAACGATGTACGCCCCAGTAACCCACTTCTTTTGCTTTCTAATTTCTTGGATCGCTTTTTCTCGATCCCACTCAATGTGTAAATTGTGGTCGAGTAACGTCTCGCCTGTTTGTATAAGATTAAAAAACCTAAACGCGACTGTCGCCATAAACACTTCAGGATCGTTTCTCAACGGCTCTCTAATATGGTGTCGAAACCAGCGCGTAGTTCTATCATCCTCTCGGAATACTTGGCAGAACTTAAACTCTCGAAGTATCGGATCTTCTGTCCAAGGAGGTTCTTGTTGAACCTCCTCTTTTAGATGACGAATACGCTCACGTTCTTCTATCCAGTAAACGTAACGATCAACCTCTGCGGGAATAAAATTTGTCATGCAAGTTTTCTCAGAATCCACGCACAGTTGTTAGAGACTTCTGGGTAGAACGTCGCTGCAACTACTCGTAAGAATTGTTTACCGTATCGTTCTTGAAGAAGCTCGAACTGATCTGGCCACCATCGCCAAGCCTTATCTTGATCATCATTCTGCATAGCTTTTCTAAGTTTAGGCATCTGACAAAAGGTGCCCACAACTGATTGTAATTCCCAACGACTACTGAGCTCTTCTTTAAGTTCTTCAAACCCCCACTCGTAAATATGATCTTCAGGTAACTTATCGTTAGAGCCATCGTGATTAGGAGTGGAAACGTAAATCAATCCTCCTGGACGTAAAACTCTGTTGGCGTCCTCTAACCATGGAGCGATGAACTCTCGGTTCATATGTTCGATAACTTCTGTAGTCCAAAAGAAATCTATTGAGTTATCGGGTAAGTCAAACACAGGATTCGTAGTCAGATCTTGAATATCTATCTTGCCGTTGAAATTAGCAAACCAAGTTGAATCCTCGACTAATCCTGTCGGGCTGCTGTAGCCTTGCTTTTCTTGTAGACAAACGGGATCAATGTCTACTCCTCGGTAAGAACGGATAATGTCTGATTTCTTAACCGTGTAGGCTTTGTACAAGTTTCGCAGAACCCAAATTTCTCCACATCCGGCTTCGAGTACATCTAAAGGTCTGCCAAGGTTGTTAGCTTCCCCGATGCATAACGAGGATATCTTGTCATACCTCGTCATATGGGTTATTTCATCAGGTCGCCAATTACCCAGCATATTTCCGCTGGCAATATCCATGCGGGTGTTCTTGCTGTTGTTGACGTTTTCTTCCAGCTTTTTTCTTATCGAAGCCATTAATTAATCCACCATGTTGGTTTTCGTGAAGGGTCTCTTTCCCATTTAGCGAAATGACTTTTCTCGTTAATGAGATAGTTGCGGTAAGAAGAATACACATTTTCTTCTTTGTATTCATCTGGCATCGCCAGTGCGAATGTTTTAGGTGTGTCAGGGATATCTGACTCAAACTGAAGTATCGTCGGGGGACGACTCAAGGCTGGCATCAATCTAGCGGACGCATGAATCTTACCGAAACGGTGTGTGTACTCTTCGCATAAAGCAGCGAAGTGTTTGAACAACCATATATAGTTTTCAAACTCAGCTCTCGCCCAAATAGTGCAGGGATGATTTAGATAGGCTTGTTTATACAACCCCTCATCCTCAGCATATTTTTCTCCATGTACCCTCCACGCTGTTGATAGCATTTGAGCGGACTCAAGTACCATCTTCGGTATATGTTTATCACATAGACCTTGTGCACTTTTTACAGGGCACGACTCTGTTACGAAAATGTTCATAAAGCTCTCCTTTCTACGGGTTACTACTTTACCTTAAGACCTTTTTGAAAGTAAAGGACTAAAGGGGGAAATACTTTTGAGTTTGCGGCTCAATTAAAAACAAGTTCTCCTTTGCTCTTGTTAGTCCAACGTAAAACACTCTTGACTCATCGTCAGGGTTACTTTGGAATGACTTATATATTCTGTTAGAGATATCGGTGAGCAGAATCACGTTTTCTGCTTCGCCTCCCTTAGCAGCATGAATGGTGGATAGTTTGATTCTTGGTTCTTTGGTGATTTTTTCTCCTCTCCTAAGCATTGCTCGGATGTAGCTTCGTTCAGATACCGAAACACCGACGAAAGCGTCATACCAGTATTCGTTCTCAAGCGTAGGAACGTATTTCTTAGCCTGTTCGAAAGAAACATTAGTATCAAAGTCGATCATCTCGAGGGAACTAGGTACCCGAATCTTTAAATAATTTAAGACTTTGGTAAGTTCTATGACGGGGATAAGACCGCCCTTCCTAAAATTTTCCCAAGACCTCACCGCCATGATCTTCTTTTCGGAAACACTAGGTCTGTTTTTGTTTTTATAGAACCATCCCTCCGAACGACAGTGTTCTTCAATACCGTTCAACAGGTAGTTCGTCCTAGCAAGCACTAACCACTCACCACTTTCCATGTTTATAGATTCATAAGACGGTTCCCAAGAAACGTGTCCTTCCTCTTTTCTAGGGTTCCAAGTTTTATGTACTCGCGCTCCGACTTGTCCTATACAACGCTCGGCAAGGGTATGAATAGATTTAGGGATTCTGTAGGACTGTTTGAGCACCATCGCATCTTTTGAATTACGAATTAAGTAATCAACATCTGCACCAGCCCAACGATAGATTGCTTGGTCGTCATCACCAGCAATATATATCCGGTCTGCAGATTCACATAGCTTTCTCACCACCGCCCACTGTAATGGGGACAAATCTTGGGCTTCGTCTACAAACATCACATCTAACTTCGGCGCTCTACCTCTAGTCAGAAACAAGTTCAACATATCGGTGTAGTCGATTAGCATCCTGTCCTTCTTAAACAGTTCTAATCCTCGAGAGAATCGTTCTAACTCAAACCAGCCAACTACGTCATCTGAGTCGTGCCACTGGCTCTCTAAACTAACCTGTCTCATACGAGCTAAGTTTTCGATGAACAATAGTCGGTCGTCTTTAGAGATTCCAGAGACATGCCCTTCTTCAGAGTTGATTGATCCTGTTAGTCGTAGATTTAGTTTGTCATTAAGGTCTCTAAAATCTGATGCTGAAAAGACACTGTCCTTACTTAGCCCCAACTGAAAGAAACAAAGTGAATGCAGCGTTCTAAAATACGGCAGCTGATTATTAGCTATCGCAAACCGCGACATCGCCCTCGTTTTCCCCTCCTGCACCGCTTGTTTAGTAAACGTGAAGAACCCAATATCTTCTGGGCAAGTACCTCGGTCTAGTTCCTCCTCCAACAACCCCAGCAAGGTGCTGGTTTTCCCAGTCCCAGGAGGGCCAAGGATTATCTGTGCTCCTGACTTTAATGTCATAGTGGTGAATCGTTAAATTCAGGCAGCGTATGAGATTCATTCTGCGCCTGAAACTCTGGTATGTGCCAGACGTTCGCACCCTTACCCTTGATATTAAAGAAGTGAGAGTCTCCTCCCATATTTTTCAACTTAGCCGTGAGCTTGTTACGAGGGTAATCTCTGAAGTTTTTACGGTGTAGAAAGTCCATTAGATCAGCTAACCGAAAATAAGTCCTGCTGTTGTCTGTCCAAGGCTTACCTAACAACAGTTCATCACGCTCCCTAGCTGGGCGCTCTGTACAGAAAGTTTCTAACAGTTCGTTGAAGTGACCCTCTGTCGACGCATCTTTCGGTACTTCGATAATAGTCAGGGTATCAAGGAGCTGCTGTATGATCGTGCGCCATACGTTATCCCGTACCTTCGGGGGGATAATGTTGAGGCTATCCATACACTTTCGTTGGAACCGTGTCTGGTTCAATAACTCCTCAGTCTCTAGTTCTAATCTGCCACCCTCGACATCTAAGAACCAGATTGGTGGATCACTATTCTGTTTAGTCAGATTACTAAATAGCGGAGTGCCTCCTGACGCGCCGATACCGAACTTTTTCGTCCTACACAGTGGACTGTTACAGTGCCCAGCTATCGGCTGATCATTACACTTATAAAAGTAATCTTTCTTCTGTACTTGCTTCGCGACTCCTAATACTTCTGTAGCACTCAAGGGTGGGTTGAAGTGTTTATGGTTCGCGTCTTCGAGCCTAGATTCCCAATCGTCTGGATACTTTTTCCTGAGAAAAACCCCAACGTTAAACAGACCTGAGTTTCTCATTCCTTTCGGAAAGCCCTGAGCTATTAGATGCTCGAGACACGGTGGTGCCTGATCCATCCACTCTAGCTCTTCTAAGACTGGAGTAACCTCCAGCTTTTCTAATTCTTCTTCTGTTAGTACAAGGCCATCAACATACTCAATAAACTCTTTTGGGCTGAGCACTTTACCTGTTGCACTAAACCCGTATCCAGTGGAGTCCTCGCCACCAAAGTACGGCATATTGAGGGAGCTTCCCCTGTCCCCTCTTTCCAACAATAGTTTTGTCTGTTTAGGAAATATCTCTGACTGTCCGAATCCAATCGCTGCTGCTATCTGACGTAGCTTTCTTTGCATGCTCGACGCTGGCACAGGGTCAAATACAAATAAGAACACGTGCGCTCCTCCACTCTTAGAGCGAGTCACAGCTAGTGGTAGTTCAAACTTCTTTAACTTTTTAGCCAGCCCTTTGAGGTCTACACTGAACTCGTCAATGTCTATAGCACCCCAAACACAAGTATTGTTTTCGTCAATAGGGACTATCCCTAGTCCTTTTTCTCCTCTTAGATGTTCTCCCCAGATAGCCTGTAATTCTTTCTGGTTGAGGGTTTGTGATATCGTTACATACTTTCCTTTCGCTTTCCCATCTTCCCGTTTTTCTTTCGTCGGGGTAAAGACACTATATCCGTGTCTCAACCCCGCGAAACGGTGGGCAAACTCTTCTTCTAATGACATTGCTCACCTTCGATCAACTAAAACGGTACTTCTTCCTCTCCCACATCAGCTGATGTAGTTGCTCCCTCTTGCTCTTGTCTTACTTCAACAGCACCCGAACGGGCTGCTTTCATGAAGTCCAGTGCAGCCATAGCTAAGGGCATAGGAGTCGGTCTGCTTTTTTCTACAGATAAACCCATCCAGCTATACTGATCATTCGACTGAGCGATCGTAGTAAGGTTATACATATATGAGAACATTGGAGCTGCAACGGTCTCGCCTTTCGCATTCTTTACGCGAGCATTGTTGAGCATCGTATTCCAACGTCTGGAAAACCCTAGTTGTGACGAAGTTAAACTGAGCAAAACCTGTTCTGGCGCATCTTCCTGTTGCGCTAAGATGCAGTAATACTCCGCAGTCTCCGCTATCTGGTTGCCGTTCTCTAAAATAAACCGACCTTTATCGTCTTTCGTACACTGCTTAAGGATCGTAGCGGGGTGTGTATCGTCAACGAACCCCCCACCGTTTTCACGTGTAACCCATTCGATGAACTTCTTCTTGTAAGCACAAGGAATAAGCGCGACGCCTTCCGTCCCATCGTAAACAGATTCAGTAACGGTATTGAAGAAATTTCCTTCTTCTGCTCCTTGAATATATTTACCATCGCTTTTCTTGAGTTGCGGGGACATTGATTGCAAGATCCGTAAAAACGGAATCGCATAATCATCTGCACTCGCCTCTTCTAAACCAGTCCCTGCAGACAACAAATCGTCATCGAAGGGGATTAAATCAGAAGCTGCTGCCTCTGCTACTTTCTTATCAGCCATAGGTACCTCTACTTAAGTTTGGCGCGGGATCCGACGTAAACCCCGAATAGTTCAGCAGGAAGGTCTTTCCCGCTCGTCAGTTGTTCTTTCACAAATGCATTAAGCGTCTGTGGATGAACACTCTCTTTAACAGCAGGGTCTAACCCTTTCTGTTTGAGACTTTGCACGGCGTCTTGCGCTTTCTCTCCCTCGTCCTTGCCGAACTTGAGAGAAACTTCGTGTTTGATAATTCCACCGTGTTGGTTATTGAGTAACCATTCATGCGCAGCTGCTCGGTTCTTTTCCGAGATATATCCTTTATAGAAAGGCGATATTGTTACTTTTGCGCCGTTGGTCAACTTGATCTCTTGCAGGTTCGCAGCTTGCATCGCTTCAGGTAGTTCAGTTTCCTCAACCACTCGTAACAGCTCTTTCTTCTGTTTTAGCTCTTCTTCTAACGAACCTATTACTTTCTGCAGCTCCTGCATCTTTAATGCAGTGTCGCTGATCTTAGCGAACTCATTATCGAGTGTCGTTTCGTTCCATTCCTCTTGCGAGGCTGCACCTGTCAGTTCTTCAAATGACAAAGCGTTTTCTTCTTCAGACATAGACTTCTCCTAAGTCCGTTGCGTTCCCTCGGATATCGAAGGATACGGGGTAGTAGGTCATTTCCTGTCTATCCCATTTGAGGACAGAAAACCGACCATTGATGGAGGCTGCAATAGCGCAACACAATCCGATAGCGGCGGGATCACCTATCAGTAACAGGTAATCGTCGTCGTTAAAATCCAATAGCTTTCTCTTGATCCTAGCTACTTCAGGCCCAGTCGAAAGCATCAGATTTGTTTTAGCTGGGAGTAATAACTCCAGCTCGCCGTATTTTGCGGCGGGGACAAGGTTCCTTCCAGGAACTTCTTGGACGATATAAACGGTCATTTCTAATTTCTCCTTTATAGGGAGTTACCTTAACTCCTAGGCTTTTCGGAAGTAAAGCCGTATTACTTGTATTAGTCTATTTAGAAATAAAAAATTTTTTAAAAAAATTTACAGAATCGTCTAATAGAGTAATAGATCTAATAATTTAGAGTCTAAGTTACTGTTGCGTAAGAGAAATCTGTAAGTGTTGAAAACAATAGAATCTATTAGATCTATTAGAGAGGCCTCGTAGCGGAAAGAAATCATTTCTTTTCTTTATATATATTCTTAAACTTCTTTATAGAACTTAGAAAGGAACACTGTTGAAGTACGAATTCAAGACGCAACCGTTTGCGCACCAGAAAACGGCGCTTACCCGCTCGTGGAACAAAAAGTCTTATGGGCTTTTCATGGAAATGGGTACAGGTAAATCTAAAGTGCTGATAGATACCATCGGTATCCTGTATGGTAAGGGAGCTATCGACTCAGCCGTTATAATTGCACCAAAAGGTGTTTTCAAAAACTGGTCTACCAAAGAAATACCTGACCACATGCCGGAGTATATTGACCGCCATGTAGCGGTATGGTCTCCTGCCCCACGGAAAGATGAAAAAGCTGCGTTGATGAAACTGTTTGACGTCAACGTAGACAAGCTAAAGATCTTCGTTATAAACGTCGAAGCTCTAAGCACTAAGAAAGGTGTCAAGTTTACTGAGAACTTTATCTTAGGACACCAAACACTGCTCGCGGTCGATGAATCTACGACGATAAAAAACCCGAAAGCAGCACGAACAAAAGCCATCGTTAAGCTGGCTAAGAACACTAAGTTCAAAAGATTATTAACAGGGTCACCAATTACTAAATCTCCTCTTGATTTATACAGCCAGACAGAAGTCCTAGGTTCAGCGATGTTAGGGTATACCTCGTTCTACTCTTTCCAGAACCACTTCGGAGAGGTCGTAAATCGCTATTTTGGGGGCCGTACCGTTAGACAGGTAGTAGGGTATCGGAACCTAGAAGAACTTACTAAGAGACTCGATACGTTCTCCTACAGGGTACTAAAGAAGGATTGCCTAGACCTCCCCGATAAACTGTATATTCGGAGAGACGTTACGCTTACAGCGGAACAGAAGAAACTGTATTCTGAACTAAAAGAACTAGCGATCACTGAGCTTGAAAACAAAGAAACTATAAGTGTTACGAATATACTCACTCAGTTATTAAGGTTACACCAGATCGTATGCGGTCATGTAAAAAGCGATGATGGAACAGAGACTCCTGTAGAGAGTAATCGAATCGACGAGCTATTAGAAGTTATCGGGGAGATGCAGGGTAAAGTTATTATCTGGGCGAACTATCGACAAAATATCCTAGAGATCGTAGAAACGTTACAAGGATTATTCGGAGCTGATTCTGTAGCAAGCTATTTCGGAGATACAAATACAGATGAACGAGAGTTAGCGATTAAACAGTTTCAAGACCCTGAATCCCCGTTACGGTTTTTCGTAGGCAATACACAGACAGGAGGCTACGGTATCACGCTTACCGAAGCACAAAACGTAATCTACTATTCAAACAGTTTCGATTTAGAAAAACGATTGCAATCAGAAGACCGCGCCCATCGTATCGGACAAACCAACAAAGTAACTTATGTTGATCTTGTTGCTAAAGATACGATAGACGAAAAAATTGTAACCGCTCTGCGTAACAAACTTGACCTCGCCCAAGAAGTCTTAGGTGATGAAAAGTGGAAAAACTGGTTAGGCTGACATCGCATCTAGTTCAGCTAAAGCAGCTTCAAGAGACGCCCTAGCTTCTGCGACAGAACCAGTGTTTTCTACAGCAGCTTGAGCTAATGCGCTACCAATTACCATAGGGCTTTCTTCCATCGCGGGTTCGGGGGGCATCATCTCATCTTCGCCGCCTAGAGCAGCTAGAAGTTCGCCCATACGATCACCAGCAGGAGGTTCTTCTACAGGGGGCATAGGTGGAGGAGGCATCGGCCCACCCATCATCGGGTCTGCAGCCTCATCTCTCATCTGATCTAAACGGCTGGGCATTTCGTTAAGTGGCATAGCCATAATTAATTCCTTGGTACGTTCGGCCTAAAGGCATTTTGAAAAGGTTGGACATTAGTATCAAAATTAGTAAGATCCATAATACCGTTAGAAACCTGACCACCTTGATTATACCCTCCAGAATAAGAACTACCCCCAGTAAACGGATTACTGTATTGGGTGTCTATTAACGGGGTGCTCGCTTGACCATATTCTTCTGGGGTAACAGGTGCATCGTATGGGGTATAGCTAGGTGTAAATGTTTTTAAGTATGTGCTGAACGGGTCTTGTCCTAATCCTTGGCGCTGACCACCAATAAGGTTCGCCATTGGACTGCTCCCAGGAAGGAAAGAAGTTCCTGAACTAAATTGTGAAGTAGACCCTGTCCGTGGACCGCTTGGTACTGCTCCTGAGAAAAATGTGTTTAGATCTTCTTTAGTTTGATCTATTTGAGATTGTACTGCATCTGCTTCATATTGAGATTGCACATCTTGATATTTAGTTTCTAATTCACCTAACTGATCAGTCAATCCTTTAATTACTTCATCATAATCATTATCAGTAGCTGCTGCTAATTGTTCAGGAGTAACGTATTGTCCTTCCTGTGGTAAATACCCTTCGAGCTGTTCAGGAGTCAGATAGTTTTGGAACATACTTTCTAATCCTTGAAGCTGTTCCTGAGTAGCAAAATTACCTAACTGTTCTTGAGTAGCGTATCCACTCAAATCAACATCAGGGCTATACCCTTCTAATTGAGTGCCTATTAATTCCAGAACTTGGTCTTCTGTTAGCCCCGAGGCTGCGGCTATCTCTGCAACCTCTCCTTCAGTAAGGCTGTCTCCATCACCAGTGTCGACTCCCGCAATAGCTTGGTCAATTAAAGCTGCAATTTCTTCTTGAGTTAAAATCCCTGCTTCAAATAACTGAGCAAATTGACTTTCGTTTAATTCAAAACCGCCTTCAAGTATCGCAAAAATATCTTCTCTAGTCAGGTCTCCAGCATCAATTCTTCGTTGTATTTCTTCAGCGGTTAGAGTGCCTTCAGCGAGCATTTCTAGAATAGTTTGCGTAACCGTTTCTTGATCTACTCCTGTGGTAGGAGCAGTAGCAGCGCCCCCTGTTGTAACTCCTGCGTTTGACAATAAACGATCAAGAATCGTCTCTATCTCTTGTTCTCTAAGCTCTACAGATTGAGCAGGATTGTAACCCCCTTGTCCATATACTAAGTCAGCACCTTCAGTCGAGAGTCTTTGTTCACGATAAATTTCTTCAGCTAATTCTCTTAGCTCCTCTCTAGTAGCATTGCCCGTAGGCATGTCAGCCATAGCTGCTGCAAGATCTTTTGAACTAACAGTGTCTGCGCTACTTAAGGCTTCTGATATTTGACTAGCTACATCTTGTTCAGAAACACCTGAAGAAATATTCGCTAATCTTTCTTCGAGATCCGCGATGTTTGCAGAAAAGTCTGGCAAGTTTTGATTAGCTAACGCCTCTGCTACTGACTTCTGTATTTGAGCTGAGATATCTGGGTTAGAAAATCTCTCTAGGTTTGGAGCAAACCCGATTCCAGGCTCACCGCCCACGAACATTTTACGAGGTTTGACTTCGCCGCCGTAAGCCATCGGCATTGCTACCATGGGCTGTTCATCCATACTAACAACTGGTATTTCTTTATGGAAGGAGTAATTAGCCATCGTTTAACATTCCTTGGATTACCGCAGGGATATCTCTATTATTTTCTACTTCTAAAATCTCTTCTCTTAAACGTTTTATATCGTCGTTACGAGCTTCAGAACCATAATTTTCTGAACGATCTTCTGCAATAGCTTGCATAGCTTTTAACATGGTTATCGCAGGTAATTTTCTATCTTGAAGAATCATAAACGTTCTTAGTTTTTCAGGATCTTGAACAATTTTAGCTAAATATCTTCTTTTTCTTTCATCAGCACCACCTCTTATAAGTTTGCCTATAATCCCTACTCGTGTACTCGTTATATCTAACGGGCCATAAATAAGTTTTCTAGTGGTGTCTAATGCAGTTTGTCCTGCTTCAGATCCTGCAACAGCTGCCGCCGTTTCTATTTCAGGACGTTTCATGTAGTCACTTAAAGGACTTCCTGCGAATCCTTTTTGTTGGCGCATTTGTCTTGCTAAGATGCGCAAATCTTTTGCGTAACGGAATGCTTGATCTTTACCTACAATCGGTTCTAATGCTCTGGCTAACTGGCTGTCATTTTTATAAGGTCTTAAAAACATTCTGTCTAAATTGTTAAAATTAAACGCTTTGTCTTCGCCTCCTGCAGTGAGCATTCTAGTTGCTTTCTCTGTAGTATCGTATCCAGTCATCTGCAGTTGTTTAACTAAAATTTCCTCTCCAAAATAACCCTGCAATGCTGCTCTCAAATCAGGATACTCATCCGCTATTTCTCCAATAGCTCTAACGGCTCCTTGTAATTTAGTTTGATCTAATTGTCTAGCTTGGGCAGACGGCAAACCAAAAAACATATCTAAAGTATCAGTGATTGAAGGTACTTTGCCTTCAACAGATAAATCTTCGAGTTCTCTATTTAAAGTTTCTATTCGTTTTTTAGACTGTTTTACCGCTTCCCTTGCAGTGTTTAGTAGTTCAGGTAGCTCAGTAAATTTAACAAAATCTTCTGGAAACAAAGCTCTTAACTGTTCTTCATGTTTGTTTAATAAATTTGCAAAAGCCTTACCTTGGTCAGCTGCGCTTGCATCTGGGGCAAATCTATTATCAGTTTGTCTTTGTAAAGATTCTAAAACTAAAGACCTAATACTTTGTAATTTTTGCAGACCATCTTCTTGTCGAGAAAGGTTTTGTATAAGCCCTCTAACTTGATCAGGGTTACTTGTAAGAATAAACGACCCTATCTCATTTTCTGGTTTAGTGACAATATCCCTAAGAAATCTTCCAGAAACTTCTGATTTAGTCTCTTCTAACATTTGTCTTGCTGAAACGTAATCTGCACCAATTACAGAATGTATTTCGTCTATCGAAACGTCTTTAGGATCAGCACCTGTTCTAGCTTGGTAAACTTTTCCAAGAGAGTGATCAATCATCTCATCAACCGCATCTAGTAACGCTTGACCTTTTTCCCTTACAACAGGGTTGGGATGACCGCTTATGACAGCGTTTATATTTTCTCTCATTCTAATTTGAGCATTGAGAGGAATAGCTTGTTGGGGCAACAATAACCCTTGAGCTTGTTTACCAGTAGCAGGGTCTATAATTGGTCTACCTTGAGCGTCTACTTTTTTAACTCGTTCTTGCCCTAAATACGCAGCGATATTAAAACCCTCTCCTTGGTACGGGAGAATTTCTCTAATTAATTCTTCTGCTTCTGCAGAATCAGTGGTGCCGAAAGGGGTGCCTTTTTGTTTATTAGCATTTAGAAAATCTTCTAATGGCCCTGCTATAAACCGAGGCATTTTAGTATTACCCGCTGGATCAGAGTACCCCTCTCCTTCTAAAACGTCATCTAAAACTTTTCTAGCTTCTTGAACTTCTTCTTGTTTCTCAACTAAAATCCTACTTTTTTGATCAGGAAACAAATTACTCTGAGAAACGGATACTTGTTCTTGTACGTCCGCAGCAGCAGCTTGTCGAGCCTCTCTACTTGGGGAATCTAACGCAGAGCTTAAATTAGCATCTGCCTTAGCAGATAAAATTGCAGCTTCCTCTTCAGAAAGTTCACTTAGTAACCGTTCAGTTCTAGCCCCAGTAAATAGTTCGTTTACTTGTTGTTTAGAAATAAAAGTAGACGGATCTGCTCCAAATTCTTTAACTAATGTTTGATAAAACTCATCTAAAACAATTGCATTATCTCTGGAGAAATTATGAAGTTGAGCAAACTCTCGAGAGCCTCCCATTAAATCCGCAGCAAGTAATTCTTCTAAAGCTAAAATAAAATCACTTTGCGACATTTGCCCTAATGTCTGTTGTCTATTTTTAAGAACTTCAGCTAATCTTCGTGCTGTTTTTGCGCCAAGTTCTCTTTGATCTTTAACAGAGACGTCACCAGTTTGTTTCGCTATTTTTTCAGCTAAAGTAAGAGGTTCATCGAAGTATTCTGAATCTTCGAGAACTTCTGAGATACGAGCATAATCTGCATCTTGTTGCTTTGTTTTAGGACGTTTCGCTTGAGTGCCTCTTATTTTATCTCCTAAGAGCCTAGCTTCAATAATTAACGTATCCATTACGGTGCTGCCAACAGGCATTCCTGTTGCGGTTTTCCAAGCTGAGGCAAATCCTCGTATAGCTGTATCTCCTAAAGCACCACCTATAAGAGCAGCATTAAATAAAGCACCCGACTCTTCGAGTGCTCGTCTAAACGTCATATCAGGCTGAACCGCTGGTTCTATGATATTGCCTTCTTGATCCTTTGTAGGAATTGCACCTAAACTTAAAGCTCCAAATTTGATAAGAGCCTCACTACCAGCAACTCCTACGCTGGTATATGCAATATCTTTAGCAGTAGCTATACTAAAGAAATCATCACTAACCCTAGATTCTGAGGGTACAGGTACTCTGCCTAATTCTATGTCTGCTTCAGTCGTTTCTACATTTTGTTTTATTCTTTTACGAGCTAATTTTTGGGCAAGCCCCCCAAGACCAAAACCTGCTAAAATCCCTGGGCCTTCAACAGCTACAAAACGACTCATCTCATCGAGAACAGGGTTAAAATCTCCCTCTAAAGCTGTTTGTACAGGTTGTATATTTTCTACAGGCAAAATTCGATAATCGCCTGTGTCTTCGTCTACCCCGTTATATATACTTTTTATTACTAATCCACTAGAGGGATCGTTAGGAACAACCTCAGAAACTACTGGTAATGTTTCTCTGGGATTAAAGGGATTTGGTTTCGGAGGATCGAAAGGAGCGACCACATACCCAAATTCTCTACCTGTTGGATAGGTTGGACTTCGTGCGAGCCGTGAATCATAATCGAGTTGTTCGGCACTAGAAAATTGTCTTCTTTGTAAATAAGAAGTATCTAAGTTTTGAGATCTAACACCTCTAAGAAGATATTGTTCTCGTTGTTTTTCGTTACCTTCATATAGAAAATCTATCCCAGCATCTATCGGAGCAATCCCTGTTACACCTATATCCTCTCCAGGAATCTTATATTCGACTGTTTTTCCCGTTTGAGGATCTACTCCTCCCAAACGGCCTAAGAACGAGGGTTCCCCAAAAACCGCTGTACCTACTTCATCTTTTCTTCGAGTACGAGGGGTATACTCTTGATCAACAAAAACCCCACCCTTGTCATAATATGGACGAAGCTCGTCTGTATAACGACGTTCAGCTTCTTCGTCATAATCTTGTCGAAGAACGTCTTCGGTAATTTGTCCTGTAGAAACTACTTTATCTAAAAGCTCAGGAGTTCCCAGAATTTTCTTTAAAGTAAGTAACCGCGCATAGTTCTGGCTGTCCGTAGGGACTTGTAGACCTGAAATATATAACCCACTAGGAGCGTTTTGATCTAAAATTTCTTGAGCAGTATATGATTTAATTTCTTTAGTTACAGGGTCTAAATATCTTGCATCACTTGTAGAAATACCCTGATCATAGATCCCCTCAAATACTTCTTGGAAAGTAGGATCAGTAGAATAAAATTCATCGCCGACAACTTGTATAGGTTTTCTAGACATGAAAACTCCTAGGACGGCCCACCAAGTAAGCCACGGACAGGATCATCTTTTTGTTTTTCTTTATCGGGGACAGTTGGACTCACAACGTTACTAGAAGATTGCCCTGTACCTGAGTACATTCTATCTGTACCAGTAACAAAATCGTAGCCAAGTTGATCTAGATACTTGTTTAGCCGTTTTAATAAAAAATCATTTTTAAAATTATTTGCTAAAGTTTTAGGAACAAAAATTCCGTATTTGGGATTAAATCCATAAAATCTAGTCCCAACTCCCCCAGTAACGTCATTTAATTTATTTTGAATTTCAAAAACTAAGTCTTGACGTTTTTTAGGGTCTGTTTCTGAACGTAATCTTTCTAAAGCATCTTGGTTTATTCGGAATTTACTACCAAATTCAGAAATTTTTTCACGAAGATATAGTTCTCTTTCTTCTTCAGATTTTTGATCTAATCCTTCTAACTCCCTCCGAATAGAAGATTTTCCACCGTCTTGGTCGTATTTTAAAATTTCTTGATAAACAAATTGACCTACGTTACGAGAAACTACTTCAGCATTACCAGAATCAAAACCTAACGTAGCCATAAAAAATGCAATATCTTTATCAGAAAGAGATCGACCTTTTTCTCCTTGCGCAGCAGCAGCCATATACGCCAGTCTAATTTGGTTAGCTGCGAAAAGACCTTGTTTATTTAAGTATTCTTGTAAACGTTTTTCGTCTCTAACTAAAAAGTTCTCTCCACCAAAAAGACTTGATAAGGTACTGTCTTGATCTACAGCGGAAGATTGTAATCTCGAAAGCAATCTAGCGAGTTGTGCAGATGCGGCTCTTTTATCTGCGTCGGTGGAACTTCCATCTGCGAAAATAGCTTCGAATTTACTATTTGCGGCGATTAATGCAGCAGCGTTTAAAGCACTATCGTCGTCTTTTAGCCTAGAAGAGCTGTAACTGTCAACAGCCGTAATACCGCTACTATCAGTGATCCCTAATTTCTTTAGTTCATCACCAAAATTAATGATATTACGTTGTACTGAATCAACAACCCCCGCTATTTTTTGAGGAACTGCACTTGTAATACCATTATTAAAAGATTTAGGATCAGGTACTAAAACACCGTCAGCATTAGGAACCATCCTAACGCCTTCCATCAGAGGATCTAAAACAGCTTGAGCAGCTAACCCTAATGCTTTGATATTAAGTTGTTTTGCAACATCGGTTTCTAACTGTTCTTGTGCAGGAGTTTTCTTGCTAGAGGGTATTGGTCTTAATTCAAATCGGTCTATGCTAGTAGTTAGGTTGTAACCCCGTTTTGTCATCTCCTCTAAAGTAACTCGTTTGTCAAGGTTTAAAGGATCTTGAAACGTGATCTGTGTAGTTTCTTGTCCATCAGGCGTAGAGATTTTTTCGATACGACCTTGAAGAAGAATGTCAGGATTTTGTACATCTTGAAACGGTTTAGTCTCTACAGCGGCAGATTCACCATCTAATATCGCTGCTTTAGGATTACGATAGTAACGACCTTTTTCAACTTTATTGCCAGATTGGTCTAAGTCGAAATCATCAAGACCGTTACTCCTGATCCACGTAACACCGTTCTTGTCTCGTAGAGCCATCGTTTGATAATTTACGAAATAGTTTCGTTTAGGGTCAGGCTGTCTAAAAGTATTTACTGTTAGTTCTTCTAGTTCAGGTTTTACCCCAGCAAACGCTGTTGCTCTACTTTGTTCCCTTTTTACAGCAGCATCTACCCCTGCTTTTTCTGTCGCTGCATCTAACTTCCTAGCAGCGTTAGCAGCGGTAATAAACGCAGAAGCAGAGCCATCGTCATCGTCCCCAGCTAAAGCGAAAGCAGGAGCGTATTGCAAAGCAGTGCTTAAGATATTTCCTAGCCCAGTTTTAGTTTGAGGTGTTTTTATTTGAGGCATAGTTCTATCTATTTCCTCAAATCTTTGCCGCTTTAACGCTTGTCTTATTTCTTCAGGGGTAGAACCTATTGGCGGTGGCCCTTGTAACTCTTTAGGAGTAGATACTTGCGCTTGTGTTGCTAAAGGACTATCTCGATAAAATTCTAACCCTGTAAGCGAACCTAAACCTTTTAAAGCTGCATCTGCTGCAAACGGAGCAGCTGTACCGAGTAATGCTCCTAAAAGTTGTTTTTTAGGATCTTTTTCGGTAGTCGTACGACGTTGCGGCGTAGGTGCAAACTGCCCTGAGCGAATAGGAGTAATCTTAGGAGTAGCAACAAGATCCGCGATTCCTCCACCACCGATATTAAATCCGAAGTTCTTAGCCATGTTATGCTCCTAACTTACGAGAAGCTCTTGGAAAACGAGACGAGAGTCCTCCCCCCATACTTTTCTTAGCAGGGTTAAATCCCATTCGACGCACGACTTCAGGAGCTTTTTTAGCTAATGCAGCTAATCCTTTATTTGGTATTGGTTGTCCCCCTTCAGATTTTTTCCTAGGTTCTTCCATTAATCCTGCGTCTCGAGCTTTTTGTCCCATAGAAATAATTGCATCTACTAAGGCTTTAGGCATATCTCCCGCAGTCGCTGCTAACTCGTCAATAGTTTCTTGATCAACCCCAAAAAATTCTAATGCTTGAAAAGGAGTATTTATCCCCCCACGTGGCCCTTGTTTTTCTTCTTCGACTTGACCTCCTTCCTTATAGCCTCCATATCCTGGACCATAGTTCGTATAACTACCCGCACCACCCGTTTGAAAAGGCGTTTGTTGAGAAGTACCAGAATAACCTGTTCCACCTGCTAACGGACCAGCCCCAGTTAAGAAGTTTGCGTAACCAGAAAGCAACTGATTTGGTAAATTATATTGACCTACAAAGTTCTGATAGTTCAAATCCATCTGCGCTTGGTTTCTAGCACGATTCATCGCACCTGTTTGCATTAGAGAACTTACGTCTCCTGCTTGCAATGCTGGTCGTAACTGGGCTTGTTGGCTCATAGCTTGAGCACCTTGTTGTTGGCCTCCTGCTAATTGACCAGCTAACCCACTCAACTGTTGTCCTGCCCCAGTCCCCATACCGTAAAGTTGCTGACCTGCCCCAGTCCCCATACCGTAAATTTGTTGCCCAGCTTGACCTAATGTTGCAGCAGTAGCTTGTTTAGCTGCTTGTCCCGCTTGAGCTGCTCCTAATTGTTGGGCTGCAGATTGACCAGCTAATCCTGCTTGTTGAGACCCAGCTCCTGTACCGATATTAAATCGTTGTTGCGCAAGATTAGATAACGCAGTTCCTGCCCCTGTTTCAAATCCTGATCGTTGAGCGCCTAACCCAGCGATTTCACTAGCGGCACCTCGTTGAGCGGCACCTCGTTGAGCACCTAACCCAGCTAAAGTTTGAGCTAATCCTGCTTGTGCAGAACCAGCTTGTGCTCCAAGACCTGCAATCTGTGATCCTGCTCCTGCTTCAGCTCCACGTTGACGAGCAAACTCACCCATAGAAGCATCTCTAGCTGACGTAAACCCTTGTCCACGAATACCTGCTAAAGCTTCAGCTAATCCACGAGTCTCAGCTATTTGTCTTTCTTGAGCACCTAAACGAGAACGAGACCCCCCAAAAGCGCCTGATGTAACTTCAGCTGCATCACTAGCAATATCTCTTTGTCTAGATGCTTTATTTAAATCTTTAATCGTTTGTTGTACAACTGCCTCTTCGAACGGATTTTGAAAACGATCAATATCCGCAGTGTCGAATCCTGCGGTACTTGAACGCACTTGTCCTAACGCTTCTTGTAAATAAGGATCTTGAATATTTGTAGCGCGACGAGCAGCAGCTTCTGCTTGAGCTGCAGAAGATAATTCAGATTCTCTCCCTGCACGAACCCCTGTAAGAGCTTCTGTTGTTCCTGCTAATCCTTCAGCGCGAGCTTGAGTAAAAAACGGTGAGGCTTGATCTAAACCAGTACGAGCCTCTTGAGTACCTTGTAATATATTCGCAAGACCTGATTGATACCCTGCTTCACCACGACCACGAACCCCAGCTAAAGCATTGAGGAGACCTTGTTCAGCTTCACTAGCTTTATCAACACCTTCGCCAAGAAATTCAGACCCTTGACCGATACCTAATTTTGTATAGTCTTCGCCTTGTTGTAACGCACGAAGTAGCTGGGCTTTCGCTTCTGAAGTCCCCCCCGCTAAGGTAGCTAAGGATTCTTCAGTTAATCCTGCACTACGCGCTAAATAAGGAGCAAACGAACCAATTCCTTGATCCGCGAGTTGCATGGCGAGTTCTTCTCTAGGAGAAAACCCTGCAATCCGTTCCCCTGTATAAGTAAACGGGGAAGTATCTGCACCGCCAAGTTGTTGAATTTGACTACGATAATAATCTTCAACAGTTGGTAGTAGCCCTAAACGGTTTCCTCCCCCTGTTAATAAATTATAAACAAGTTGATCGGGAGCCTGATAACTATATGCAGTTTCGTTAGCCATGGTTATTTACCAAAATTAATTTTATCAAGAGCTGCGATGCCTTTATCGAAATCACCGTTACCCATTCGTTTTACCGCTTTATGCGACATAACGTATTCTTTATCGCTCGCCCAGATAGGAACTAGGTCTTCTTTTGGGCCTCCTGGCCCGTCTACTTCGCCGCCCTCTAAAAAGAGTTTACGGCCTAATACAGAGCCTTCAGGGGGCTTTCCTCCTGCAGACATCCCTATTTGATTTTGTTCTACCTGCGAAAGAGGATGTTTTTTCGGATCTACTGCGGCTACTAAACGTTTTGTATCGTCGTCACTTATTAGTTCTTGTCCTAAGATACTTCCAAGTGTTTTAAGAATAGCCATCAATCCAGGATCAATTGCATCTCCCCCTGTTTCTGTTGTAGGAGCGCCTCCCTCACTCATACCTATAGGAGTTCTAGCTATTTGAGATGCTTGAAAAACAGGTGCTCTAGCGCTAGCTACGCTTTTCGTGTCGTCTTGTCCTACAGCAGCTTTACCCAATATATTTCCGAAAGTTTTTCCTACATCGCCGAGAGCTTCTGCAACCATAGGATTATCTTTAAGATATCTTTCTAACTGTTCTGATTTAGTTTCAACCTGTACGTTTTCTAAATTAGGAGCGGCAACAGCGGGTTGTTCCTCAGGAAGAGTAACAGGGGAGTTATAAGCCCCTAGTTGAGGCTTAGGAGTAACTTCAGCGCTTGGAGACTCAATAACATTAGAGGGCGCATCAGCTGCTTTAGCAGCGGCTTTTAGTTGTTCAAGATCGAACATACTTAGATCGTAAGGTATAGCAGTAGAAGTTGCCATACCAGCTTGCGCCTTCGTTGTTTGTTGTTGTTGTTGTAAAGGCGCATCTACTTTTTTACGGTATTGCTCGTTAATCGCTTCTACCAGTCGGCTTCCCCCAAGGTTGCCGATGCCTGTATTAGCACCGTATGTAGCGTATTTATTTAAAATATCTGTGGTAATGTCAGACGGAACACCTATCTCTTGATTTTGCTCTGCCATCTTACGAGCATTAGATTCAGGGTTCGCCATAGCACGAACTAAAGAAGTGGTCTGTTCGTCGTCGAATATTCTGGTCATGAACTTTTCTTCTTGGCAGGTTTCTTTTTAGCTTTCCCGCCCTTCATTATATCTTTGTCAACTGTAGCTGCTTTACCGCCTGTAAGCACAGAATTAACACGAGCCATCGCCCACTGATGTTGGGAAGTTCCAGGACGATGCCCTGTTTTATATGCAGCTAACCCTCGTTTATAAACACGAGCGAGTTGTCCTGCAGTAACTTTTTTTCCTTTTTTACGAGCAGCCTCAGCTTTGTTAGATAAGGCTTTTTTAGTTTTATCTGAAAGACTCATGCTTTTGTGCCAAACCTCTCTCTAAAGCGCCGTGTGTATTTAGACTCAACTGTTTTCCTACGCTTACCTTTTTTCTTATCTGTAGAAAATTTGTACGCAGAAGGGTCACTAAGAGACTTCTTCTTATTTCTAGCTATCTCTTTCTTACGTTTCGCTTTCTCCTCCGAAGAAAGACCAGCTAAATACTTTGCGGGAACTTTAGGTTGTTTCTTAGTCTTCTTCATAACGACACTACAACGTTACCGTTGGTAGCAACACTAACTGTCCCGATACTCCCTGTTGCGCTAACCCCAGAGGTGCTTGGCGTTGAGATATTTTGCCAAGAATTCCCCAAATATACTTGAAGAACGTTCTCTGTGGTATTCCAAATAACGTCTCCTTTTTCAAAACTCAATGTGTCACGATTCGCTGAGGTATATTGTGGAGTGCGATCAGGATCAAAATTACCGACGTTTAGTTCTAACAGACGCATTGCTCTGTTAAATGTTGGAGCCTCTACTGTGGCTGCTGCCGCTTGAGGCAATCTTCCTGGAAGTATTCTTCCCATTAACGTCTACCATTAGGCTGAACATCCAGCCTTGTTGCACCAATCCTAAAACCAACGCCCAATCTATCCACGGTTTCCGCATCGTCGTCAGATTCAAAACGCACGGCTGCTTGTCGGCCTCTCGCTCTCGTATCTACTTTAGTTGTTGATGACGTAAATGAACTCGTTTGATCAGTGGTTAAGGTATCTCCTGGGTAGTTACGAGCTTTCAACACTAAGTTTATTTTTTGAGTACCAGAAGAATCCCCTGTAAATTTAACGTCTGGAATAAACCGTCTAATAAATTGAAACTGTTCTCCATCTCCAATATCGAAATCAGCGCTCTCAATAAAAACGTTGTTCATCGGAGAACCATCGTCATCGAATCCTGTTTCATGAGAATACAGATACGGAGTATCGCTGCTTTTACCTGCTGCTCTAGGAAATGAAACTAACCCTTCATCTAGCCACGCTGTTCTTGAAAGTTCCCCAATAGACCATGTATTTTCTACATAGTTATAGGTAACGTACTTATCAATAACGGTATTTTCACCTGAACAGTAAAACCAGCCCACTTCATCGAACTGTTTATTGACGAAACCGAATACTTGAAAGGCTTGTCCTTCGTTAAGATTGTCAAAAACGAAAGCGTGAACGGTACAAGGAACAGGCTGCACTGATCCGTTGTACATATAAAAGCCTTTCTTATCCATCCAGAAGATTCCGTTGGGACTGTTTATTGCGGCGTTAGGCCCAATGAGGCTAACCCCTTCATTTAATAAAACAAGTCCAAAGGTATTGGGTGGGCCAATAAACTGTAAGCTGTATAAAGCAACATCAGTCCAAATTAGTGTTTCTTGTCTCGCTCTAAGCCCCCCAATTATTTCTGAACCAGCAGAACAACGTAATGAACCAGCAGTATTAGTAGCGAGTGGTTCCCACTCGACAGCATTTTCTTGGTCAGAAAAAGCGATTAATAGCGGATCAATAGACCCCGTTCTAGCAGTCCCTGCTGCATTTATTGGGTCAGCACCTAAGACAAGAACGTGTCTATCAATATCAGAAACTAAAACTTGTAATCCTTTAGTTGGGGCAAGGTTAGCCCCTGCTAAAGAAGATAAAGCGACCGCTCGTGTGTTTAAGCCGTTAGTTTTATCCCAGTAATAAATACTTCCCGCACGAGGATTAGAGATTAGATCTTCGCCGAAATTATCCATCGACCACAAGCGTAGCTGGTTTGCGTCCGTTAATGCAGAAGTCGAACCCCACGCCCCAAAACCCCAAGTTCCTACCCCCCAGCCTGTGCCACCTACGAAAACATCCAGGCCAGAGTTGATTTGATAAGCTCCAACTACACTGCTGCCACCATTACCACTATCACTAGCGTTAGCAGTAACAGCATTACCGTCTGTATCTTTCGCTATGATTGTGTAAGTATTAATAGTCGGCACTGCTTGTATTTGATACTCTTGGTTTAATACTTCTGCTGTAACATTGCCTCCTAGAGTAGCAGCTCCTGAAAAAGTAACGAAATCCCCATCTACCGCTCCATGGCTTGCGTCAGTAATTGTGATTGTGCTAGAACCATTAGTTGCAGCGAAAGTCACGTCTCCTGCGCTGGTTGTGCTGCGGATAGGAGTGACATCGTTATAAGTTGTTCCTTCTTGGATATACAGTTTAAATCGTGTACCTAGTCCAAGGAGTTTCGTACCATCTAAATCTACCCAGCCATGAAGCTTTCTGCCTGTTCCCTCATACGAAGTTTCAATATATTTTTGCCAGCCGCCTATTTTCTCCGGCAATCCTTTACGAAACCGAACTAGATTAGAATCAAACCATCCCCCCTCTGCGGAGTAATCAGTTCCCTCTTTATTGATCCCAGGATTAAATATATATTTTTGAAGGGCCATTACTGGTAGTCTCCAGTGCGGATCATCTCAGTTACTTCTACAGCACGATTACCAACTTGTTGACTCCAACGTGAATCCATAAATTCATCCGCTGCTATATCAAACTGTTCACGGGACATGGCTTCTAAAGCCTTTACAAAACCACGTAAACGTGTCAGACCAAGATTAAAGCATATGTCAACCATCGCGTCTTGTCTTGCATCATTAAGCGCAGGAAACCAGAAATAGGTGTCTGTAAGTTCCTGCTTAACACGAGTTATGTCGTTGATTAACAAAAAGTCTATTTCGTCTTCAGTTAAGCCAAGACCGGACTCTGCGATATTACGCCCCACGCCAATGGTTTCATACCCTGCACTACACAGATAAACATGGCTACGCACTCCCTCATGGCGTTTTAGCATTTCAATTAGTTCATTAGCCATTATTTCTCCCGACTTACTCCTTGTACCTTTTCATATGATCTCATAGCTCCAAGACCAAGCATCCCCATCATAACTGGTACTAACAAAGTAGTATCTATTTCTGGGACATCCACCCAGATACCAAGAATATTCGAAAGTATTGTATTGTAGAAAAGACCTAACGCACACACCCAACCAATACAAGGTCGCCAGCCAGCCACGAACAATGATTTAGAAGCCGCTTCAACTTTATTTACTTCTAACTGTCCTTGAGCAAGCTCTTGAGCATGTCGCTCTGCCATGGTAGCGATTTCATGCGCTAAAGCGTTTTTCTGATCTTTATCTTCAATTACTTTATCTAGTAACTGAGTGGCTGGGCCTATAAGTGATCCAAGTATGCTCATCGTTTTGCCATGTAAGCTGTCGCGCCAAAGTATAGCCCTACAATACTCGCCTGACTAAGAAACAGCATGTCGCTCAAAGACGCCAGAGTGGACAAGCGAGACTCAGGAATGAAGGGCAAAAGTGGTAATAAAGCGAAAACCACCATACTACTAAGACTAACCCAAGCCATTCGGCGTTGACTGTCTGCTTTCTCTTCACGCAGTTCGATTTCAACAAGCTCTTGATTTCGCGCCATCTCTTCATCAGTAACTACCCCATCTCCATCTAGGTCGTACTGAGCATACCGCGATTTAGGCTCTAATTTCTTAGGACTCATTAGTCATCATTCTGTTTAGCTGGGTCACGAAACAGTATCTTGGTGCCTGCTTCTGAGGTAGGTATCTCTCTTACACGGCAGTAGGTCTTGAAGTAGCTATTATTACTTAGTAGCTCATTTATCTTGCCTACAGACTGTGCGTTAAGCGCCTTGGAGTATTCTAAGCACGAGGTCAGTTCTCTAAAGTACAACTCCTCGCCCGTGGGTTGCCCACGCTCAAGAACAATCAATACAAAAATCATCATGGTCATGCGCGTATGTCCAATGAAAGCTGATCTTCAACCTTTACAATAGTAGAAAGAACTTCGCCATTTTTATAGTAGTAATAAGTCTGGCTGTATTCTGTCAACGCTTCTACTTTGTCGGTGCGGGTGCGGCTAATCTGATCTAGCCGCAGCAGCCTATGTATCTTGTCTTTGACCACTACTTCTGACGGTGCGTTAACGCTGTTGGGAAATACTGGTGGGACATCCATCACAGCCTCCGCTTTTTCTGTACAGCCTGAGCACGCACAGCT